CAGTTTGCCGTGTGGTGGGGCTTAATCATCACCACCGAGTTAGGCATTCGAGAGTGGTCCAACGCGATAACTTTCATTGATAGCGGTACTGCTAGGATTAACAGCGCCACTGTTAATTTGTTTTTAGACAATGATCAGGCCGCAACTCGCTGGCAGACTACTACAGGCCGGATCTACAGGGCAGATGGCGCAAGGCCAGTGCTTGATCCTCCGACGTCCGGCGGCCTAGACCCACAGTGGTTGCTGCCGGTGCTTACAATTTCCACGGGGAGCGTACTGACTGCAGGGCAACAGACTGAGCTTGCAAACGCATCGACACAAGCAACCGCCGCCGCAACACAGGCGACCACTGCGGCTACAGAAGCCGCAGAAGCATCAACTCAGTCAACGACGGCGGCAGCACAATCAACGATAGCCGCGACACAATCAACGATAGCAGCGGTTAAGTCTAGCGAGATTCACGTAAGGAATGATCTAGACGCGACTAAGCCGCAGACGTACGCAAATGACGATAGCTTTATTGCGAATGATGACTTCACGCTGACCAAAACCAGCATTGGCCCCACGACCTTTACAGTTGTCAAGACGTGAGCCTATTTACCAAGGGCTGGGGTGATAAAAAGACTGGCGATCTTTTCACCAAGGGCTGGGGTGGCCAGTCCGAGCCTGCGACAAAAGAAACCAGCTTAGGCGGGGCTATAGATTACAACCCGTACTACAACAAAGATATGGAGCTGTTCAAAATGCTAATCAATGTCGTTAACGTGATTCAGCGATGACAGATCTGGTAAAAACTTAGGGGTTAGCAATGAGCAAGATCACCACGGTACTAGGAGAGCTGGCCAAGCGTGCGGCGGCTAAAGACGAGAAGGCGCTTAACTTCCTTCACAATACATCAACGGAGAAGTTGCAGCGGATGCAGAACATGGGCGGCCTTCCCATGCCTTCGATAGCCATCACGGACAAAAGTATACCGTTTGAAAACTTTGGAGACATTACACTGGTTGGCAAGCCGGAATCTTTCGACCCGAAGGCCAATTCTTTAAATCAAGCATTCAGCGCTGATGCGTACACTGTTCGTGCCCCGAGTCCTGTGCGTGTAGCCAAGAAAGGTGCTGGCAAGCGGTTCAATGCACTGTACGGCGCTGACGCTAAGGAATTGGGGGTTTACGCTGATGAAACAATGTCAAATATTTGGGATTTAGAAAAGAAGGGAGATGCAAGGGAGGACAAATACAACCAAGTAGTTAGATGGTTCGAAAACAGATCAGGTCCGCTGTTCCTGAAAGACAAAGGTATCTTGTTCGACAAGGATTCCCGACAGAGCGTTGATGATGCGTTGCTGCCTTATCAGCAGAATGGAGAGTTCCAGCAATGGGCAAAGGACTCGACCGATGAGGTTTTCGAGGACGGCGAGTATTTCATCTCCAACCCAGACAGAGATTACTACACGCAGAATGCAAGGCTGAAACCGTACACAGCCGACGAGATCACCAAGGTAATGAAGCGCAACGCTGGCAGGGGTGGCGAGGGCGGCTTATCGTCCAGCTCTCCCGGTGCAGTGCGGGCGGCTTACTCAGAAAAGCTCACCAGCCTAGAAGCCATGCGTAAGCGGCGCGACCAGTTGAGTGGAGACATTGGCATAGAGAAAGATGAGGTAGAGAACCTATTACTCGACCTTGGCGACGCAATAAAACCCTATTACAAGTACGATTCTGACGGATTTATGTATCGTGACGCAGTGTCGGAGTTTCTTGCGGATGGTGCTACCAAAGGGCTTAAGCGTTCGGGGGACTTTGTTGGGTTCGAGAACATCCCGTCTGATTTGATGCAAGAGTTAGAGGGTTTTCAGCAGATTCTAAAGAAGGCCCCGACGGAATATTTTGAGTCAAAGCCCAAGCGAGTGGTAAAGCTCAACGAGTTTGGTGGCGCTATTGTTCCTGATGGCACTAGCCAAAAGACTCTTGACCTGCTGACTCAGCAAGGACTAGAAATCGAAAGCTATGCCGATGACGCTGAGCGATTGGCAGCAAGACAAAAATTCAAAAACCTGTTATTTCAGATTCCGCCAACCGCTGCCGCTACGGTTCTTGCGGGCATTGCTGCTGGCTCATCAGGACAAGCGGAGGCCAGCGAGAATGGCGCTAGCCTTATGGCGGATGCTAACAGAGAGTTCGCTGATGCAACCAACGGGCAGGGACTCGGCGGCATTCAACAGATGCTTCTGAAAGGTATTATGCAGACTGCGGGAATGGTTGACATGGGCGCTGATGTGGCTTCGTCAATGGCTGGTCCGTTGCTATCTGCACCAGGGGCAATTGCACGTTATGCCGCTGATAGATTCATGCCGGGCACTGAATACTCTGCCGAAGACATCTCGCAGGCGCGACAATCTACCGAAGATTATTTCAATTACTCACCACGCACCGAGTTAGGTTCGCAGTATGGTGAACAGGCTATGCAAGCATTCGGCGGCGCAGTTGCTCCGTATATGCAGCCGCTTTCAGATGCGGCGGGTAACAGTTCAATCCTCGGCGCGATGAGTCAGGGATACAACTATCTAGGCGATAAAGAGAAAGAATTGGCTAAGGCAATGATGGACATTAGCCCGATTTAACCAATTATTGGTGTATTTGACCAACAGTGGTATAATTGACCACAACGGAATCCACCCTCCGTTCTAATGGGTGAGTATTGGGGCCATAAATGACAGACCAGGCAGAATTGATTGAAGACGAAGACGACGAAATTGACACCGAGATAGAGCTGGAAACAGAGCTGGAAGACGAGGTTGAAGCCGAAGAGGTTGAGACTGAAGACGAAGACGATGAGACCAGTGATGAGTCTAATGATGACGAAGGTGACGAGGACGAAGTTGTAGTTCAGATCGGGGAGGAATCGCCACCTCCAGAGGAAGATGCACAGGCTCCGGCTTGGGTCAAAGACCTACGCAAGAGTCACAGAGAGCAGACGCGAGAGAATAAGCAACTCAAGGACCAACTGGCAAAACTATCCAGCACGGGGCAGACCGCCGCCGTAGAACTGGGAAAGAAGCCGAGCATTGAGGGTGCAGATTACGACGCTGACGTGTACGAACAGCAATTGACAGACTGGTTTGATAGGAAAAAGACGGTTGAAGCGCAGGCGGAAAAGGTCGAAGCGGATAAACGTGTTCAGCAGGACGCATGGAACGCCACACTAGCCACCTACGGCGAACACCGTAAAAGTCTCAAGGTCAAAGACTTTGAAGACGCTGAAACAGTCGTTCAGGACGAATTGAACAACACCCAGCAGGGCATGATCCTGCAAGGCGCTGACAATCCGGCACTGGTCGTGTACGCCTTGGGTAAGAACCCCAAGAAGGCTAAAGAGATTGCATCAATTAAGGACCCCGTTAAGTTTGCCTTCGCCGTTGCGAAGCTGGAGACACAGTTGAAAGTAACCAACAGAAAGGCAAGCACAAAGCCGGAATCGACTATTACGGGCAAAGCCCAGAAGTCAGGATCGGTAGACTCAACACTAGAACGATTACGCGCACAAGCGGAGAAGACGGGCGACATGTCAAAGGTCGTTGCGTACAAACGCAGTAAGCGCATGGGTAACTAACTTATATTAAGGAACGATCATGGCGAATACATTTTCAAAAGAAGAACGAGTTGCTTTCGAGCAGATGACGGAAGGGTTCGAGGACGCATTAGTTCTCAGCCGTAACGTTAGCATTTACAACAGCGACAGCGCACAAATGGAGCGGTCAAACGATACCATTTGGCGTCCAGCACCTTACATTCTCAACTCAGTTGACGGCGCACCGGGTACTGACATTGGCGCTCTATACCAAGACGCTACACAACTTTCCGTACCCGCGACGCTTGGTTTTAGCAAAACAGCACCTTGGACGCTTAATGCTTCCGAGTTGCGTGATGCTCTCCAAGAGAATCGTCTTGGTGATGCCGCAAGACAGCGTATTGCTTCTGACATCAACATTGCTGTCATGAACGTGGCCGCTGCACAAGGGACCATTGTTGTTGCACGACCTCTGGCTGCTACTGGCTTTGACGACGTTGCTGAATGTGATGCAGTGTTTAACGAGCAAGGTATAGCGATGGAGTCTCGTTACTTGGCGCTGTCTAGTCGTGATTATAACGGCATGGCTTCTAACCTTGCCGCGCGTCAGACAATGAACCAGAAGCCGACCAACGCTTACGAGCGTGCTTTTGTCGGTACTGTTTCAGGCTTTGAAACGTACAAGATGGACTATGCTAACCGCATCGCTGTTGGCGC